CGTCATGAGGTCGTGCCAAGCGGTTTCCGCCTCAGTCAGCCGTTCGGCCAAGGTTACCATCAGCTGTCACCGGGGTTCTTGTATGCGCCGCGCCAATCGGTCCAGCCGCAGCCGAAGTCGAGGAAGGCGCGGTATTCCATGCCCAGCGTGGTCCAGGCGTCCTTGCGCTGAATCTGGACGCCCTGCGCCGATTGCAGATAGGCGAATTGCAGCGCCGGAACCCGTGCCGGATCAGCGAACAGCCACCAATCGTTCGTGTCTTCCAGACGCGGTTCCACGATCAGTTCCAGACGCGAGGCGAAGGGGTTCGCATCGTCCACGGTTGCCGGGTAGATTTCCGCCATCAGGCGTTCGGCTGCGGTTTCGTGATCCGGTCCCACCAGCAGGAAGCGCGGCTTGGCGTCCACGATGGTCTTGCCGTCCAGCCCCTTGGTCTTGCGCATCGCCTGCCGTGCGGCGTCCAGTGCGCCCATGTCGCCCGCGCTGCCGATCGAGGTGCCAGAGCCTGCGAGGTTGCCCCGCGCGGCGTAGAAGACCGGGTTGCCGTCAGCCATGTTCGGGTTGCTGGTCAGGATCGAAACCAGTTCGTCAGCCTCGGTCTGCGCCGCAGCCTGACCAATGGCAGAGGTCATATCGCCCAGCATGTTCAGGTCGTCGTCAATCAGCAGCTTGCGCGAAACCGAAATGGCGCGACCGAAGGTTTTCAGCGACATGGACTCGCCGGTTTCCGCGCGGCTGGTATGGGTGAATTCGCCCTGTTCCGACATTTCTTCCAGACGGCCCATCTCGCCCAGGCGAATGGATTGCGACGGTTTGAAGTTGGGAAGCGTGCGTTGCCGTGCCAGACGTTTCAGCGGCGACTCTGCGGCGCGGTAGCTGTCCAGCGCGACCTTGCCCATTGCGCCCGAGACCACCAGCGGAAAGTCGGATGTTCCATGCGCGGCGCGAGTGAAAATCTCATCCGTCGAAAGGCCACGGGTCGCTTCGCCTGCGCGTTGCAGGCTATCCCGCGCCATGTCGCGCAGCGTCATGTTCACAAAGTCACGGGACGCTTCCGGCAAATCGCCGCCCGCCATGCGGAAGGCCACTGCGTCAGCCTGCCGGGTGCGGATCGTCGCCGGATCTTCGCTGGACCCGTGAACACGGATGTGCGGCGCATCGGTGCTGCGTTTCAGCATTTCTTCACGCGCCGACTCGCGGATTTCTTCGTCGGTCATTTCGGCGTCAGCCATGCGGGTTGCCCAGTCTTCGGACAGGCCGCAAGCCTTGCGCAGGTTTTCGACCAGCTCTGCCCGGTCATTGGTTTCATCAAGTGCCATGCTCTTACCTCGCTTTTTGGCATTGGGATCAGCTGGGATTGCGACAAGCGAAACCTCTTGGATGGTCCAAGCCGTCGCGGTTCGGGTTCGGGTGCCTTCGGTCACGCCATCGCGCCACGCGGCGACGCTGTAACCGACGCTGAAACTGGTCAGGGTTCCGTCGCGCACACGGTCCACGATGGGGGACACGTCCTGCGCGGTGCTGAATGTGAGGTCTGCGACCACGGCCCCGTCGTCCAGCCGGAAGTTCCTGGCGCGCCCGATGGTTGCGGTTGCGCGGTGCCGGTCATGCGAGTCCAGAAGCGGCACATCGAGGGTTCCGAGATCCAGCGCCGCCGGGTCCAGGACTTCCAGATATGCGCCGCGCTGGTCACGCCGCCGGACAGGCGTTGCGGTTGCCACGGTTGCCGTGATGGTCAGCGGCCCTTCGGACTCGCCGCCGGGTGCCGTGACCGGCATTTGCCGGGTCAGCAGTTCAAGCGTTGTCATTGTCGTTTTCCTTGAAGGTCAGATTGAGCGCGGTTTCGCGGTCGCGGTCTGCGGCGATCTCCGAGTCCAGTTCGTCAATGGAATAGCCAAGGCTTGCCACCGCCTGACGGCGCGACATGAGACCGGCGCCCATGAGTTTCAGTGTGGCTTCCGCATCCTTGAGCGGGTCCACCCAAGGCTGCGCGGGCGGAATCCATTCGACGGCAAACAGATCGTCATTCAACGCCACGTCGATTTCACCGGACAGCACGGCATTGGTCATGACGCGACGCCAGACCGGGTTCAGCATTTGCGGGACCAGCGTGTGAAACTGGTAGGCTTCGACCTTCAGCCGGAAGCTGACAAGCGCCGCGCGAAGGCTTGAGTAATTGGCTTGGCGAAGATCGCCGGTCAGGAGATGTTCAGGCACGTCGAGGCCCGCCGCGATTGTGCGAGTCATGTGGCTGAGGAATTCCGCGACTTGCTGCGTTTGCTGCGGCGCGGTCGTGTTCACCTTCCAGCCACCGGGGATCTTGAACATGGCTCCGGGTTCGAGGCTCTGCCCTTCTGCGAACGGATCGTCCGTTCCATCGTCCATCGCGTTTTCGTTGGTCAGGATCACCGACAGCAGCGCGGCAACTTTGGCATTCGTTTGCAGCGCGTCTTCAAGACCGTCCAGTTCAGACAGCCTCAGCAGAACATTTGCCAGTGCCGACACGCCGCGCACAGCCCCCGGCCCGGACGGTCGGAAGACGTGCAACACGTCCTCAGCCGGAATGCGGATGGGTTGCGCGTAGGTCGGGAATTGGTCAGACGGTTTCGCGGGGTTGATCCAATAGGCAACGCGCCTTCCGAAGGCGTCCAATTCGACTCCGTTCGCGATAAGCGCACCACCTGCAAGGTCGCAGGTCATTGCCATATCCAGCATCTCAGCCGGGATCGCTTGCAGCTGAGAACCCACCCACCGGAACAGGGCTTCGCCGTCGATGCGTTCGGAGCGCACAGCAGCCGCTTGAAGCCCCGCGAAGTCGGTCAGTCCTTCGAGGTCCGCGCGACGGGTCCAAGCCTTGAACGCCGCGTCCAAGCGCTTGCGGGTTTCCGGGTTCGGATGCTGCGACGTTGCCGTGATGCCCGCCCCCACGGCTGCGGTTGTCCAGGCGGTCACGCCAGAGTGGGCTAGAGGGTTATTCGCGGCAAAATGACGGGCGTGGCGCTGCACAGGTTCCCGCGCTGCGGATGCCTCAGCGGCCCAAGGCCCAAAGGACTGCGACCCACCCCCGAACCGGCGCTGGACGCCCGTTGCCGCCTCATAGCTGCGAACCGCTTTGGGCGCGTCGTCGCGCCGTTTGAAAATATCCAAGAGGCCCATCAGTGCAGCCCTTCCGGCCGCAGCAGCCGCGCAACGGGTGCAAGCAAGTGATCCAGCGTCATGGAAACCGCGCACATGGGCAGGAAACCTTCCGGCGGGTTTGGGAACGGCTGGTATTCATCGCCCCAGCGCAGCAGGTCCGCGCAGATCAAGCGTTCTTCGGTCTGCGCGTTCCGCCACACGTCCAGATTGAAGATCCAGCTTTCCCCTGCAAACGCGGTTCCGACAACGGCCCGCGTGATGGGATGGGGCGGAAGGTGCCCCCCGTCGCGCTTATATTTCGCATCACGCGACGCAGCATCCGGGTTCCAAGCATAGCAGGCTTCCGCCGCTCGCGCGGTCACGTCCGAGTCGGAGATGCCTGCGTCATGCAGTGCCGACAGGACGACAGCCGTTGCGGCGTCGTGGAATTCATAGAGGCGCGAGTCCCAGCCGTTTTCCCCGCGTTCCCGTGTGAAGATCAGCCCTTTGCGGGCGTAGGTCTGAGCGCGGCCCCGCGCGAGGTCCAGCGGAACGCCCGCCGCAGCGATGCAGTTCGCAACGTCTTTCTTTCGCAGCAATGGTCCGCATTGGGGATACGCAAAAGGGACAGGTTCAATTTCGATTGTTTCGGCGGTCATGGCGGTATTCCCGATTCGTGGATTTCCACTTAGGAATAATCCGATCGCCTTTTTCTTGTCTCATACTCGTTTGATGTGAAACGCCATGTGGCGAAATTGCCTCGCTTTCTCTTAGTTATAGTTTCACATTTTTTGTGAAATATACTGTGGTTGTATTTGGAATCTAATTCACGATTTTTCTTGAAACGATGGATCAGAATACGGCATTCAGGATTCGCTGGATGAGGGTCCAGTCGCCAAAGTCGCCGGGTTGATCTCCCCCGGCGCATCGGGGGCGGGTTTTCAGGGCCAAACGTTTACCCGCCCCCATCCACCATAGAACCTTGAGGCAAGAAACCATGAAAGCATTGATTCATTTCGAAAAAGACCCGAACGTTCCTTGGCCGGTCGAGGAACGCCGCCAGACGGCTGAGAACCTGTTTCGCGAGTCTATGGCTCAGACGCGAGATGCGCGGGTCGCTTTCGCGGTCGTTCGCGACTTTATGAAAATGCAGGGGCACGGAGAAATGACGCCGCCCGAATTTGTCGAATGGATGAAGGCTGTTTCACCGCCATGCGTCGTGCAGTGAATGCCGCTGCATTTGTAACGATCGAGGGCGGATTGGTCCGTAAACGCGATCTACGAACCTTTTTCGGTGCAAGAAAATCTGTAGGGACATCGTGAGACCGCAGTTCTTCCGAGGGTTGAACTGTCGGTCTGTGCCCTTTATATTGGGTTCCAGCCCGTTTGCGACCACCATATGGAGACCCCTCATGCCAGCGTGGAAAAAAAGTTTCCGCAAGCTTCCGCCGTTCGTTCAAGGTGCTCTTGAAGCTCTGGAAGGTACTGACGTCAAAGTTCTGTCGGGAAAGATCGTCAAATCTAGCGAGGTTTCCGATGGGCTGTATGCTTCCATTGGCCTGACCGAAGAATCGCTTTTTCAAGGAAGCGAGTGGGAAACGATTCCTTCACCCAATGCAGGAAAAAGCTCAAAGCGTAACGTCGAAGGATGGGTCGAAGTACGGAAAGATCTTCCGAAATATACGAAGTATTTCTATCACGACATTCAGAATTTTGGAGACGGGTCACGGTACGGTTGGTCAACTGTGGCAATACCTCGTGAAGTATATGAACGTGACGAATAC